GTCGGAAGTTGTGGCACGCCACCGAATGCGACGAGCGCAAGCACGACCGCCGCGATGATTCGTGCGTAGGTCATTTCTTCGCCTTGGGTTGGTTGCCCAACATCACGTCGAGCAGCTGCTGACACAGCGCCACGCCGTCCACCAGGCCCGCAGCCCGCAGCTTGTTGGCAAGCTCGAGGACCGTACGCATTTCTGCGATGCCGACTCCGGTGGCTTCGGGGGCGGCTTCTGGTCGACTCTCTCGGAGCCAGGCGGATGCTTTGCGGTAGCCAGCCATGATTGCTGGCGAAGCAACGAGAGCCAGAGCCGCCAGCCCGGCAACAAGTCGAAGCGCATCGGTCATCGCTTGAGCGCCTCCACTTGCAGCAGGCACCAACGAACCAATGCCTCGCCTTCGGGTGTCCGCAGGACTGCTGCGACGTGCCGCACAAGCTCGTCATCGACGCTGGAGTTGGTCTTGCTGGCGAGCCACTCGCAGGCGTCGGCGATGATGAGTCCACGCTTGAAAGGATCTGACTCCTGGGTGAACCGCTGCCCGTATCCGATCAGCGGTGCAAACGAATTGAGCAGGGCGATTTTCTGCCAGATGGACAGCGAATCGCCGTACTGCTGGGCTTCGCTGGCGGTCATCTCAAAACTCATGCGGCACCTCCGTCCTTTGAGTCTGCCGCAGAATCGTCATCCTCTTGCAGTTCCGGGTTCATTGACTCGTTGAGGTACTGAAACAGAAAGTGAAACGTGTCCGCCGTCTCGTCTTTGGCGTCCTTTGTGTCGAGCCGAAACGGGTAGCGAAAATGGTCGAAATCCTTGATCACACCGTCGCCTTCGCACAGGTACAAGCTCACGTACTTGCGTGAAAAGTCGATGACGATCTTGCCCAAGATCGGATCGCATTGCGGATCATTCATCGACAGGCTCCGTGACGATGTCGATGGCTTCGTCAGGCGTCGAAAAGACGTGCAGCCGGTACGGGGTCAGCTTCACCACGCGCCGGTCCTGTTCGGTGCGATCGTCCCACCGCGACCGGATCTCGGCTGAACGCTGGATGATCTCCTTCGGCGTCGGGTCTCGGTACTCGCTGCGTTTTGGCTTGAAGCGAAACCGCCTGTCATGGCGTGGCTCCAGCGGCACGACGGCCTTCAGCCTGATCAGTTGATCCTTCGTGATCGACCAGTGCGTACAGATCGCCGCCATCGCCGAGTGGGAATCCCACTGCAACTTGAGCGTGGCGAAGTCAATCTTTGTCGTGTTCCCCGCCATCGTTCACCCACGACATGACGCACCGCTGCGCCGGATTCAGATACAAGTGCTGCCCTGTCGCCTTGGCAATCGACTCATGAAAAGGCACGTGTTCGCAGTCTGAACCGTCGTACGTGCCAGCCAGAAACGCTTCCGTGCGATAGATCGCCAGCCCGCCCATGGCCGACTTCACCAGCACAGGCGGCGAACCGACAGGCGGCAGCCAGTGGTGCTTCCAGCCGCCGCAGCCAGCGGTGTAGTCATCCCAGTAGGAATTGAGACGCAACGCCCACGCATCGTAATGCAGCCATGCGTTGGTTCTGCGTGTGTGCCCTTCGGCGTTGGTCTCAAAGGCAGGGTGTTCCATGAGCGACACGCTCGCCATGCCATAGGCGCCCGGCAGTTCCACGAGCCAGCCGATGCCGTTCAGCACGCCGACGTGTGACCACCCGCCCCACTGATCGAAATCGATGACCACGACGTAGTCGGAGTCGGCGGCGTAGTCTCTCACCCACCGCTGGCAGGCATCTCGGTACTCGGCAAGTGCCTGCGTCCGGCGACCGGCGAACTCGGTGCTGTACTGTTTTCGATCCAGCCGCTGGCTTGTGAACGTCGCACGCTGGTGCTGACGGCAGAAGTCCGCAAGCACCTGATCGGTCTGGTCCGTGTTGTCGTTGGTCTCGATGTGAAGCCACCATTCGGCGCAGGCTTCCGAAAGAAACAACAGCCGCTGAAGGTTGGCGGCAAGCCGCTTGGCACAGTTGCGGGCCAGCCCGACAAACGTGACCTTCGAGAATCCCAAGTTTGCCTTGCCTTCGCGCACGCGAAAAGCGAAGTCTTCGGCGAACGGCTCGAGCGGGTAGATCAGCTGGTCTGGCACGTTCATGTGATTCGCACGGTCGTGCGTGCCTCGCCGCCGTAAGACTTCTCGATCACCAACCGCTTCACCTGCGTGTCATCGCCAAGGACCGGCCCGATAGCGTCGAGTACCGCCTTGCCGATGTTGTCCACGTCGGGCCTCGGCAGCTGCGGCGCGGTCTTCCTCGTGGCACCCTTGGCGGTCAGGTGGCTTTTCGGTCTGGCGAAGACGGCATCAATGATCACCTCGACGGTGCCGGTGTACGGACGCAGACCGGCATCGACCGCCGCCAGTTGGATCGACTTGCGGTAGGCGTGGATGGGGTGCTTGGCTTCGACGTAGGCACGACCGAAGCCGCCGCGTGTCGAAATCTTTGGGCGCGGCTGCGGCACGGGATCGCCTGGAACGGAGAACGTGACCGTTTTCATTCCGCCGAGAATGGCGGCGGTGTCAAGTTTTCGCGGCGTAGTACAGCCCGATGTTCGCGAATGCGTAGCCGATGTATGCGACGGCCAGCGCGTACCGTCCGTGGTACATCAGGTCACAAGCGACATAGGCGTAGATCACGCCTGTGATTGCGATAAGCGACGGAGCCATGCTTGATCCTCCTGCCACACGCGACAGCGTGTCTGGTCTTCTGTTTCGCCACGACGCTTTGCGAAGTGTGCCGCCCTTACTTCAGCCTTTCGTTCCTCGATCTCGTCAGGCGTCGGATCGTTCGTCGGTGCCGCGTACTGCCGTGGCCGGTTTGGCAGCTTGTGCCGTTCCTTGAGTTTGTGAATGAACGACTCAGTGACGCCAAGGCAGGCGGCGATCTCGCTATAAGACGCGCCGCCTGCCCATAGGCGAAACAAATCCGTGACGCTGTAGGCAGTTCTCCGCATGTCCTCAGTCGGTGGCTAGTGGCATGATCACCGAAGCGATGCTTTCGGCTCGAAAGATCACCGCGTCTCCGGGGCCAGCCGCCTCGATCGTGATCGGCTCGGCGTCATCCACGCTACGAAGCAAGTCAACCACGAACGCAGGATCGAGCTTCACCGTCGCGGCCTGCCCGAAGTCCACCAGCGGGCAGGTCACACTCGACTGCCCAGCCTCGGAACTCTGTGCCGTCAGGTGCATCCCGTCCGCAGTGATGGCAAAAGTGACTCCCTTGCTCTGCTCGCTGGTGACTATTGCCGCCTGACGGGTAGCCGCCAGAAGTTCTGGCACTGCCACAGCCGAAGGCTTGGCGTCACGCTCGGGAAACACGTCACGCCACCGTGGGAACCGCCCTTCCACAAGCCGTGCCGTCACCGTCGTGCCCTCGATGCTGGCGACCACTTCGCTAGTCGTGGCTTCAAGCTGCACGCTCCACTCAGCGTTCCACGCCAGTGATGCCATCGCGTTGATCGCCCGGTCAGGAATCAACGTGGTGCCATCGTCGGTCGCCTGATCCACGTCAATCTCGTAGGTGGCAAGCCGCCTGCCATCCGTTCCCACGAGCGTTACAACGCCGTCCTTCATCTCGACGAGCACCGCCCCCAAGGCATAGCGGCTCGACTCGCTGTCGGTCGCGTAGGACACTGCCCGCACCGCCCGGACGAACTGATCCGCAGGAAGTCGGCAGATCGGCTTCGTGTCTGTCGGCTCCCACGTCGGAAACTCGGCGGCGTCCTCAGTCGGCAACGTCCACGTGCCGCCGCCGACGTTCACCGTGCAGCTGCTGCCACTCGGCGTGATCGTCACCTCGTCGGCGTTGGGACAGGCGTTGAGGATCGCCTGCAACCGCGCGAACGGCAACAGGATCGGATCGCCGTGCCAATCAAGTTCGACCTGAATCTGCAACTCTAGGTCGGTGGCAGTCAGAAGTCCGTCACCAAGCCGGACGTTTTGCAGGATCGGCTTGGGGCTGCGAGTTGGCACAGCCGTTTTTACGGCAGCCAGCGCCGCCTTCAGGTTGCTGGCTGAAAGCGACGTGCCAGTTCTTTTTTTCGTCTTCGTTGCTGTTGCGGTCATGTCTCGATTCCTTTCGTAGAGATGCGCCCACGGCAATGCCGAGAGCGAAAGTCAGTCCGTTCACCATCACTCCCACGCCGACAAGCGTGAGTTGTTCGATCGTCATGCCGCCCCGCCTTTCTGACCGGCGAGCGACTTGATGTACGCAGCCATGCGTGCTGCGTCGGCCTCGATCTTCTCGATCAGCCTCGCCTGACGCATCAGACGCACGTTCATGCCACGGATCGTGTCAGCACCCATCTCGCACAGCAGGCGGGTGTCATCGTCAACGTCATCGTCCCACGAGCGGATCGCCAGCATGTCGGCGACGATCAGCGGCGGCTGCAAGTCGTATGGCTTCTCCTCGTTCACTTCACACCTCCGATGGGGCGGATCGTGCGGCAGTGCCTATCGCTCCACGTCAGCCAACCCTTCTTTCGCAACGGGTGCAGGTGGCACATTGCACCGTTCGGCGACCGGAAACTAAACGCCGCCATGAGTTCACGGATCGTCGGCGAGTAGCCTCGGCTCTCGCAGTACTCGACCACCCAGTCGTACACGGCGCGCTGCTTGGCAGTGACTTCGGACGGTGGCTTCTCGATGGTTTCGGTCATGGGAATCCTTTCCGCTAGGTTGTGACCTTCGATGCAAGCGCACGACGTGTACGCTCGAATGCCTCTGCTGCCTCGCCAGTGAATCCACGAGGCGGCGGCGGTTCTTCGCCAAAGTCGGCACGACGCTTGCCGCCTTTCTTCTCGTCGTACGTGCCGCCAAGGCAGTGCAGCACGAACTCAGGACCGCAGAACTGCGACAGCGATACTGGCGTGTCAAAGTACCGGCACCGCTTCAGACGCTCGATCGCGTCTGGGTACATGGCAACCCAGTCGGGATCGGCCAGCCGGTCAACGGCCTTGGGTGGCGGGTTGACAGGCTTCCACGGCTTGCCGCTGCCGTGGTTCCAGAGTTTCCTCAGTGCCTGCCACGCCTGCTTGTCGAAGCCATCACGCGGAAGAGGAGGAATACTCTTCTTCTTCTCTTCTTCTTCTCTGGTCCGGTTTCTGTCCGGTTGCGAACCGGACAAAATCCGGACATCACCCGGACAGGCCCTTTCTGCGGCCTTCCGTTTGGCGTCAAGTGCCCTAGATTTCGCGGTGTCGCTGCAATGCCGGTCAAAGCGCGGGAATGACAATCCGCCGTCGCATTCAGCCAGCCAGCCCACCCTGACAAGGGCGGCACCGAATCCTTCGCACCGAGCCAAACGATCAACCCAGCCGAGTCCAACGCCTTCGGCGTGCCCGTCGTGGGTGTGCCTGTCCGCCCATGACCATAGGCGGAACAGTTTTCCGATCACGGCGTCGTCATCGAGCTGGACGATGTCGGCCAGGCGGATGACGGCAGGGTCATCAGCAAGGTCGTGCCGCATTTTCAGCCACTCACCGGCCATGGCCGATTTCCTCCATGAACGTGCGGCGGTCGGCATCCGATGCCTTGGCCCATAGCTTGCGAAGTTGATCGAGCACGCTGGGCAACTTGACGATTCCAGCGGCGATGGCGGCGCGGCGGACGCTGCCAAACTCGCCGGCCTCGTAGCGGTCGAGCCAATCGCCACCGAGACGGGCAAGGCGACGCAGGAGGTATGCAGAGCCTGTGCCCTGCGTTGCCTCCTCATTATCTGATAATGGGGAGCGGTGTTTTCCAGGCACGACCGTCTCGGCCTGCATTCTGGCCGTACTAGCCTGATGCCTTCGCACGTCGTCAGCAGTCACTGTGCCCGTGTGGCCGACGGCGACGAGGCTCGCGTAACCGTCACGCAACTGCTGAACGAACGCCGGGCTTATGCGGCAGCGGTTCTCAACCAGCCGCTCCATGTCGGGCTCGCTAAGGTACTTCCACGCTTGATGCGTCCGCAGATCGTCGAGGTACTCAAAAGCCTTTCGCAGGTCCGTCTCAAACAGCGAGCGGAGCCGCCAGACCTTCTTCTCTACCACTTGAGCGCGAACGTCCTCTGGCACCTGGTCCAGCGGCATGGACTCGTCGGCGTCGGTTGTGACTTTTAGTCGAGCCAAGGCAGCACCCCCTTGCCTTCTACTCGGTCGCGGATCGCACAGCCCCATGCGTGGAGGATTCGGCCAGCACGATCAAAGTCCTCGTCAAGCCATGCCTCTCTGGCGCGGCCAATCGCCGCCTTAAGGTTGCCGTTGATTTTCTTTGCAAGCTTGCCAATCAATTTGCCCGTGATCTCTTCTCCCGTTGATCGCGAAACGATTTTTGCGCCGTGGCTCGCAAGCCTGCCAACTTCAGATTCAAACGCTTGGGCGCGTTGCTCAAGTTGCGCCTGCGCGTCCATCTCAGTTGCGTGCTTGTTAGCTACGGCCAGATACGCCTGCTTGGCATATTCCATGTGCTCTTCATTGTTTTCCACGTCCCATTGAGAGGCTGAGTCAACAACTCCAGAATTCATGTGCGAGACAAACTTCATGAAATGCTCCTTCATGTCGTCGGTGACCTCGGTCAACTCAGCATCTCGTCGAACTACAACTGACAGAAAGTCCTCCGGGGCAGGGCGAAACTCTCCTTCGGCTGGAGGCTGATCGTCGCCGCGCTCATCACAACTCGATCGAGAGCAATCTCCATCGATCCAGTCAGTAAGGCTCAGCCCAACAAAGCCTTCGTCTTGCCCCAAGCCCGCAAGCTTCGCGTCCGACGGCACGTTGACGTTGCAATGCTGGTGCTTGTCTGCAAGCCCTGGAATAATGCGACTCCCGCGAAAAAGAAATTGCTTCAGCTGGTTCGCAGCGCCGTCAATGTTGGCGAGAGCTAGATCGACGATCTCGCAAACCATTACCGAATCGCTTCCCTCGCCAACCTTCTGGACCTGGACAAGAACATCGAGTTCGGGATCCGATCCAGCTGCTGGAACAAACTTTTCAATGACTGACGAATTGACATCATCCGTCCGGCCAGACGGTCCGCTCCCAACCCAGTCAACACGCAGGCCAGGAGATACCTTTTGAATGACATCACAAACGTGCTTAGCGTGCCTGCATGACATTGCACGCACCAACATCTGCAATGGCTTTCCGGCCTCTGCCCTTCGATTCTGAAGCCGCATCAAGGGCTCCAGAATCATTGGGTGTATGTAACGGGTCGTGTAACGAAGTCCTACTCGCTCCTCAAAGTCACTCAACGATTCATTGTCCAGCTGCTGACGCAATTCATCTGTCGTGTACTCGACCTGATTGCCATTTCCGGTTGTCGCTTTGACTGTGTAGTGATAGCGACGGAGCCAGAGCTTCTTGACAGCCTTTTGGTCAACGGCTTCTCTGTAGGTCACGACAAGATCGGGATCTCCAAAAATAGTTGCGTTCCCGTCCCGCGTTGGCGTTGCTGACATGGCAAGGCTGAATCGCACGTTGTCGCAAACTCGCTGAAGCGATTTCCCCCAGTCTTTTTCCTGTGCGTAATGGTGATACTCGTCGGCGGCCAGCATCCAATGATTGCCGTCGCCAATCAGGTCCAGCAGCGTGTCAGTCTGCTTTTTGTTTGTTGCGCTCACCATCTGGATAGTTACAACAAACACCTCGCACCTGTTAAACATCGACATGCGCACGGCCCTGGCGCTTTTGTCGAACTCCCAAACGCAGTCTCCTTTGATAGCAAGGCCAATGCGTCGGCATGTGCCAGGAAAGTCCCTGCGAAACTGCGAACGCTGCTGGTCGTTAGCAACGACTACAAGCAGCCTATTTACCCTGCCGAACTGGCGAAGAATCATGTAGGCCAGTGCAATGCCAATCGTTTTCCCGTAGCCGCCAGGCCATCGCACGCAAAGCTTTAGCGCAGACTCTACGTGATCTAGCATCCATTCAATCAAGCGCGACTGGCCCGGGCGAGGCGTGAATCCGCTTTGGTTTTCACCGCGTGACAGGTTGCGCAGAGAAGCTGCAAATTGCTCAAACATGTTTCGCCTCCTATGGCGTAAAGGATGATGTGGTCTGCCGGATCACTGACGGAAAGTTGCTTGTTACATGCGGCACAGAGGCCGGATTGCTTGACGAAGAGGTATGCCTTTTGTTCATCGCTCGCTAACCTCACTTCACCCTCCAAACATCCGCCTTCCGCCCTGATGCGGTCTTCCGCGTGCCGCTCGTGACGATCAGACCGCGCCTCGCAAGTTCGCCGCGTCGTGGCCGCTGGGTACTCGGGTTCATGCCAAGCCGACGTTGCATCTCCTCGTCCGTGAGTCCTTCGGGCGTTGCCTGAAGCAGCTCGAGGACCTTCCGCTGCATGGCGTTCAGCGTCTGCGGCGTCAGCGAGTCGGCAGCCGCCGCCGATGTCATTGAGCCGTTGACGCTCGGGGCGCGCTGCGTAAACAGCGGCAGCACAGTCTCGGCAGGTGGGTAGTAGTCGCTCATGGGAATCCTTTCCGTGTATTTGCGGCGTCACGTGCCGCTGCCGGTCACGCCTTGGCGTAGGAGGTGTGCCTTGCGTGACTGCCAGCGTTGGTCCGCACTGGGCTGGCGTTACGGGCGAATGTGGCCGGATGATTGGCAGCCACTACGGCGATCGCGTGCCGGGCGAAATGCTCCTATCCGTCGCTCATTGGTCCAGGTTTGCCGCCCGGTCTGCATCCGATGTACTCGCCTGTTTGCTCTTTCTGTCTCAGCTCTGGTTGGTTCTCCCGCACCCATGCCTGCAAGAGCCGGGCATACTGAATCGCCTCTACGAGACACCGCGAGCCAGCGTCCCGAGGTTGCGAGGCGATGTATTCGAGCCGCCCGACCACGATGTCGATCGCACCGCCAACGCCGATCACGCTCTGCTCGCCGGACTTGATTAGCCAGTTCATGCCGTCACCTCCGCTGGTGCGTCGGCTTCCGCCCGGACCCGCGCAGCCTGGTCGAGAAGCCGGTGCCCCAACTGCTCGATGCGGTCAGCCGCCGCACGCACGGCGTCGGCACGGCTCTCGTGCCAGCCTTCAGCCGGGAAGATCCCGTGCTTCAAATGCACGTGAGGCTCGCCGTCCACCGTGCGGGCCTCGCCAAACGACACCCACCATCCGAGACCATCAGCGCGAATCCACGAGTCGTTGACTTCCGCGTGATAGAGCTTGCTCATGCCGTCACCTCCTCGCCCTCGTAGGCGTCACCGTGTTCGACGGTCTCCGCTTCCACGACCTGCGGTGCTGCTATCCTGTGCAGCTGGTGTCGCGTCTGCTGGACGTTCACAGCGACGTTGACGCTCGGACGCATCCGATCCGCTTCGTCAGGGTCCACGATTCCAGAGAACCCGAAGGCGTAGCGAATCGCCTGAATCGCGGCCTTGTGACGAAGCATGCGAGCCGGCCATTTCTTCCAAGGCTCCGTGCCTTGGCGACACTCGGCGAGATACTCCGTGACCTCGACAGGGTGCGCCCGATCCTTTCGATGCACCTGCGCGGTGATCGCCACCAACTGCCCGTCATCGCTAAGACGATCGACAAACGTGATGCCGTCATACGCAGCGTGGTTGTTCGCCATCGTCATCCAACCGTCGATGCCGACGATTGGCTGAATGCCGCCGCCACGAGTCGGGAAAGCGTAGATTTCCTTTGTGACCGGGTTCAGACCGTACTCGTTGGCCACCAGCAGAAACGCAGCGAACTGTTCCTTCGTCGCCTTGTCGCAGCCGCACGTTGACCGCACGGTCGCCTCGAACGCTGCTGGCTCCATGCCAAACTTCGTCGCCATCGAAAGCAGGATGCTCTTGCGATCCTGCGTGGTTGCAATCTGCGATGTCATGCCGAGTTCCTTTCGTTGTGAAAATGCCCGCTTTGCGTCCTGCTCCACGGGTAGTCGTTGCGTCCTTGCCACCGGGGCTCCGCCCCGCTCCTTCCGCCTGACGGCTCCACCGCCAGCCGGTCCTTTCCGAAGTTCAGAAAATCAGTACGTCTCGGTTCAGCACGGCAAAATGCTGGCGACCTCGCCCAGGCACGTGGGCTGCGATGTGGTACTGACTTAGCTCGCCGTCATCGACCAGCACATCTATGATCGTGCCGATCAGTTCGCCGTGATCGGCGTGGCGAAACTTCACTCGCTCGCCAACATGCCACGTCGTGACGAGGTGGCCGCTGTCGTCGAGCGTCGTGGTGCCGTGGCTCGGCGTGCCATACGTTTCCGTCATGCCTTCGACTGCTGCTGCGTATTCAGCGTGATGTGCGTCCATCGTGTGTCCTTTCGTGAGTGAACAGGCGTTCAATGCTCGCAGGTGGGGCAGTGTACGTCCGTGTAGGGGTATGTCAACGGGCCAGAAAAAGTTTTGCGGAACGGTTCCGTTTTCGGAATCAGTTGCGTGTGCGAGTTGTACCGAAATCGGAACCAGTGTCAACCAAGGATGCCTCCGAGCGTCAGCACAAGCGTGATCCAATCGTGGACCAACCGTGCCAGCCTAGAGTCGGTGCCGAGTTCCTGTCCGAGCCTGACTAGCACCATCGCTCTCATGAGTTTGTTCCATCGAAGATTCATCGTCGTGCCCTCCTTGGCGTGAAAAAGATTGCCACCCGTTTCGCAGCTGGTCGGCAGGCCGGGTGGCCCCACCCATTGTTCGATCAGCCACCCGCGTCTCGCGGGCAATCCCAAATCACGTTGCAGTCAATCCAACGCTGCATCGCGCCGATCGACCAGAAGCCAGGAGCACCGGCAACTCCGATAATGCAAAACCGTCCGTCGATCTCGTGGTACTTCACGCCCTTGTAGTTTCCAGTGCCAAGCATGTTCATCTCCTAGTTAGCGTCTCGCGGCTCACCCGTCCGCGTCATGCCCCAATGATACCGATATCGGAACCATTGGCAAGGGGAGTTCAGAAAAAATCTTTTGGGCGTTTTCCCCGCAGAAAAGCGGGGGATTAGCCAGCCTTGAACTGTTCCGCCTTTGGCTTGTGGCGGCCTTTGCCCTTGGCGACCTGGGCCTTCAGCCGCTTCACGTCGGCCTCGGACACAAAATAGCTGCCGCCGACCGTCTCGGAGGCTAGTTTCCCCTCAAGAGCCAGCCGCCGCATGTACCGCATCGAGCAGCCGTAGAGCTTGGCTGCGTCGTGACAGGACAGCATTTTCCGCCCGGTATCGTCTTTCATCAGCGCGATCATGCCCCAATAGTACCGATTGGGGAACGGCAGTCAAACCGCCGCCACCCGTCTTTTGCCTATCTTCCCACGCCCGCCGTATCATTTAGCGGTTGCGGGTACGAGCGGAGGGCACGGGAGTCCCGGACGGGACCATTGATCGCTTGTACAGTATGTGGCAAAATCGGTCAGCACAGGAGAACCGGCGATGACACTAAGGGAACTGTTGGCGGCATACGAAGTTTTGCACGGGCTCAAGGCCCGCACAATCGAGCTTATCGGCCAGACGATCGACAGGCTTGCGGATTTCCTAGGACGGGAGCCCACGCTCGATGATCTCGACGATATGGTGATCGCCCGATTCTCTCGCTGGAGGGCGCAGACGCCCCTCAGAGGGCGAATCCCGGCCCCGGCGACCGTCCGCAAGGATCTGAGCCATATCACCGCCATATGGAACCACGCAGCCCGTAAACGCATGAAGCGGTCGACGGGCGAACTTCTTGAGTTCCCAAGCCTCCCGAGGGGTCTGGTGAAGGTTCCGCATAGGGCACCGAAGGGGTACACGATCGAGGAGATCGCCGCGATGCTGGAGGCGTCGAAAAACCGACTGAGCCGGATCGGCCCGATGCCGGGCTGGGTGTTCTGGCCTACCCTCATCCTCGCGGCATGGGAAACGGGGGCTCGGATCGGCTCGCTGCTGGGTGTCCAGTGGCAGGATCTATCTGCCGAGTCGGTGTATTTCCGACCGGAGAACTACAAAGGCGGGTTGAAGAGCATCACTAGGCCGATCTCGCCGGAACTGTCCGCCCAGTTGGAGCCACACCGGAAAGAGCCGACAGACCTTGTCTGGCCGTGGACTGACTACCGCAGGAAAAACTCGATCTTCCAGGCGTTACGCATGATCTGCCACGAAGCCGACGTGACGCCTCGGGGCTTCCACGCGATCAGAAAAGCCGCTGGCTCATATGTGGCAGCCGCAGGTGGCGAGTCGGCTGCACAGCAATTCCTTGCCCATGAGAACGCTCGCACGACCAGAGCCCACTACCTCGACCCTTCGATCGTGAAAGAGCGTAGCGGGCTGGAGTTCCTGCCGAAGCTGCCGACGAAGCCACGCTGACCGGCTAGCGGGGGCGGCGCGGGTGAAAGGTGAAGCCCCGCGCCGCCGCACCCGCCGCCGGATCAGTCATGTGGCTGGAGCCAATACGGCGTCCGCTCGTCACGCCTCGCCAACTCCACCTTGAGTCGGTCGATCTCGTAGCACAGCCGGATCACGTCCGCAGCCAGACCGCCAGTCAGGCCCGTCCACTGCCCGGTGCCGAAGCGATAGGCCCGCTTGCGAGCGTCGGCGATGTACTCGGGTGTCAGCGGCTCACGATTCACGCTGGGCCTCGTCAAACAGGACGATCGCCAGCAGGCTATACGCTGAAAGATCAAGCAACGTGTCGCGGACCCCCTCATGCACGAGACGCCCGGTGCGGCAAAATGTGCGAAGCCGTTGAACTTTGTCGGCAATCCGCACCATGCAGCCGCGCCAGTGTTCGATGTCCACGAACTCCGCGCCCTGGCGAATGTTCGCGAGCGGGTCATCCTCGCTGCCGTAGTCGGCACTCTTGCTCTCGTGCAGCCGACGCATCTCGTCAAGCAGGTCGATGAATGCTGTGCTGCTCGGGTGGCGTCTGTTCTCCATCAGCGAATCCCCACGCAGCCGCACCTGTTTGAGGTCCTCAGTCGTGACGCAATCCTCGCCGTCGTCCACGATCCCGGCCGCAAGGCGAGTCTCGACAACAGATCGCAGTGCAGCGTTCGATTCCTCGAGCGTGAATCCTGGCATCATTTCCCTTTCTTGAGATCGCGATCACAAAACAACGGATACGCTCGCGTCACCTCTTGCCTGCCGCTGTCGATGATCGCCATCCCTTGGCATGGTCTCTCTGGTGAAGCGATGCGATCAGCGTATGGACTATGTCCAATCACCGATCCATTGGCGATGTAGCGAGCGCCACGCAACCAGCCCCACGAGTGGTAGTGCCCGAAGATGGTGAGGTCCGCTTTGCGTCCTGCGTCCCACGTCGCAATCTTTTTGCTCGCCGGCAGCGCGACACCGTAGACGCCGCCTGCGTACCGAATTGCATGACCGTGGCAGTGGCGAACGAGAAACCCGTCAATATCAACGTAGCCCAAGTGCCCTTCTGCAATTTGCCACTGCACGTTCTTGTTGGTCTCTTCGCGGGCCAGCGTGAAGTACATCATCTGCTCCCACGAGTGATCGAGTTCGGTGGCAATGCGATTCTTCTCAGTGCTGCGTCCGTGGTTTCCGGCGTTAGTGCAGACAATCACGCTGCCGACGTTCGCGGCGATCGTGTTGATGAGTGCCCGCAACCGCTCGGCGATCCATCGCGTGGCGTTCATTGGTGAGAGTTGAGCAACCTCGGCACAGTCCGGGTGAATGTGACCAGTGATGAAGTCGCCGCCGAGCCAGACCAGAACCCGGTCGATGTCGGCTTGGTTCCGCTCGTGCTGGAGACAGTTGAGGAATCGCTCCTCCAACTCCGCGAGCCGCAGTTGACATACGTCAAGCGAGTAGTCGTTTTCGCCGTTGACGGTCTCAGGGAGAACCCGCTCCTCGCAGTGAACGTCGGACAGCATTAGCACCGCCGTCGCGGAATGCTTTGCCCGTTTCTTGCCTTTGACAGTCTTGGTCAATGGCGATGCCTTGATGCCACGAAGCGATCCCATCGCGTCGGCACGCTCACGCTCGCGGTCGATCTGTGCGAGCGCCGCCTTGTAGCGTCCCTTGAGCGATGCAACCTCACTCCGCAGGCGGGCAACCTCGGCATCGGCGTGCAGCTGCTCGACAGACGCCAGTTCGTCCGCTACTTCTGCGGCGAGACTTTTGCTTTTTCGAGCCATTCGGAAACTCCCGCAGGATTGATCGTGACGCCACGTGCGGCGAGTGACTTGGACAAAGACTTCCCTAGCGCAGACTTCGTCGCCTTGAGTTCGCCGCTTGCCCACTGGCTGCGTATCGCTTCCATTTCCGCCAGCAGCTTGCGATCAAGTCGCTCGTACCACGGCGCTGGGCCACGTCGAGTCGGCAAGCCAGCCATTACTTCATCGAGCAGCTTGCCCATCACTCCTCCGTGAACCGTAGGCCCAGTTGCCACAAGACCTTTGCCAAGTCCTTCGCATGACGCACGACGACCTGCTCGTCATAGGCGGGGTTCAGTGCGTGGTACACCTCGTGAATCAAAAGCTCGAGGCTCGCCCGGTTGCGTTTCTTCCACACGCCTTCGTCGATCAAAATCTTCGATTCGTCGGCGTAGATCGTCCAACCGTTCGCAGACCCACGCAGGCGGGTGATCCTCACCACCCATACACGACCGTCGATCGAGAAATGATGCGTCTCGCCCATGACCGCACCATCTCAAAGGTGTCAACCGTAGATCCAACCGTCATCGGTCAGGATGCCGATCAGGTCTTCGTCATCGTCCGATTCCAACTCGTCTACCCAGTGCATTGAGTTGTTCCTGACGCTTGGCACAGCCGCAGTCGCCGCCCACGAGATTGCTCACACGCTCCTTCGTGATACCGACCGACGACAAGCCAGCAGCGACTATGTCGCCCAGTCCTTGCTTGGCGTGCGGGTAGGCCGCATGCGTCTCGTCTACGGTAATCGTGTCTCCGTTTTCGCTGACGATGCACTGAATCACCTGCTCCCATGCGTAGCCACGCTCTGCGGCTCGCTGCTCCAGATGATGGCGGTGGCATGTGATCATGGCAGCGGATTCAGCCCAGGCCACGCAATCTGAATATCGGCACTGCCCCTACAGCCGCTGGTTTGCGTGTACATCACACCGCGTAGTGTCGTGGCAGACTGAAGCCCAGCGGCAGACACTGATTGAAAGTTCGGCAAAAAAAGACCTGTGATCGTGAAAAACCTTGTCCCACGAAGCCGCGCCTCAGCAAACGAAGACAACGAGAGCTGTCCGCCGATTACGGAGCATTCAATGTCAACGCGAACAAAGTCGCCAGCGAAGAAAGTTCCAGCGGCTGATGGAAAATCAACTCGCCAGCGGCAATTCTCACACGCACGACCGTCGAGAGCGGCGCGTGGGACAGCGACCTGAAAAAACGGCCCGACTGTATTTACCGGCCCTGAATACCACCAGCTGAAAGGTTCGGTCGCCCGTAGCTGACTTTCGCATGCGGCAGTGTTCCCAAACACGTCAGCGTTGATGCTGGTGATTTGCGACGTTATCTGATTGGGAAACCGAGACACGAGCGAATCGCATGACACGCAACATGGCGAGCAAGAGCTGCCTAGCATCATGTCAGCACTGTGCGGCGATCAGATACCACGCCGTCCCGTCTCTGGCGATTGCACAATTTCTGGCACCAGACGGTGCCGAGATCGCAGCAAACAGATTCACCGCCGCCACCGTATTCGGCGTACTTGTCACACCGCGAAACGTCACCGTCTTTGAACTGTTGATGCTCCACGCGCCAGTGAAGGTGCAGACGCGGAACACTTTCCGCCCAAGCATGGGCGGCTGATCCCACGTCGGACCTTCCTGCGTGCGATTGCCAATCTCAACCTGACGCACGGCATTGGCAATGCGGTCAGCGGAGTCGCGAGTGAAGGTGATCCGATCGCTCACGTTTTTCCCTACGTAGGCGGCGTGCCGAAGTAACTCGAAAAGTCGATCTGTTTGTAGATGCGACGATTCAGGATTGCCGGAGCGCCGCTGGTCTGGGCACCGCTGCCGTTGAGAGCCACGGGATTCGCCGATGCGACGTACTCGCCGTTCTCTTCATCCTTCACGGTAGCCCGCTTTTTCTCGCCGCCTTCAAGGTAGTTGAAGCCGATGTCAGGCAGCAGCAGGTTCCAGCCCGTCTGGCGATAGAGCAACTCGGCTTTCACTTCCCAGTATTTGATCTGCACGCTGTTGACGAGTTCGTACTTGACCGTGCCGCTGATGCCCTGGCACTTCCACGTATTTTCTCCACCGCCCAAATATGCCGAGCCGTTCACGCAGTTTGTGACCGCAGCAGCGATGGCGCTGGGAAACGTGGCCCGATTTCCGGTGATGATCACCTTCGTCTGAGCTTCGTCGACCGTCAGCCCCTGATAGAAGTCATACGCAGAGTTGGTCAGCGGCTTTTTTGTCGCGCCGTCGAAATAGAAAAACGCAGGCACAGCTGCGCCCTGCGTCTGGAACGACCACTCGTCTGGTCGCGTCAGCGGACTCGGCGTCCACGATGACTGCTCGACCTCGCCTGCGGCTGGCAACTCATACTCTGCCGTCAGGAGAGCGTGATACCGGCTGCCCTCGTACTGCTCCTCGAGTTCCAGGTTGTGGACGAGCATCAGCGCCCACTCTGGATGAGCCGCGCCGTGGGCGACACCACACGCCGTCACCATGTCGGTCGATGCTGTCTCTGGCGTATCCAGCGTGCAGACGAACTGCCGCCGATAGATCGGCGACTCGCCAAACCGATGCGTGTTATTGCGGGCGAGTTCCCGATACGAGATGACTGCCATCAGCCTACTCCTCCAAGGATTTCGGCCTTTTGTGTCGCCAGTTCATCGAGCTTGCGGTTCATCGCCTGAAGCTCGCGAGTCTGACGCCGCGACTCAGCAATGGCAGGATCTTCCGCACCGCTGGCAAGATTCAAAAACGCCGCAGCACCCTCTGCGGTCCTGAGATCGCCGACCTCGATCGGGCCACCACGAACCGTCGCCAACTCGCGGGCACGATCAAGTTCAATCTCAAACCGACGTTCATCAATAGCCTCTTGCTGCTGGGCAATCTGCTGCCCCAGCTGCTCTGCCTTCCGCAGCTGCTCGACGCGCTCCTCAAACAACTCCTGCTGCCGACGCACTTCGTTGTCGAAAGCCGTCTTTGTCAGGATGCCGTCGCGCACCTTGTCCTGTGCGGCGGCGATGCCTTCCTGCAACTGTGAAGCAGCGACGGCACCGGCATTACCAAACTCTGCCGCCTTGTTGATCAGTGAGTTGATGCCGTTGTCAACATTGGCGAACGCGGCGTCAAAGCCTTGCGAGAACCCTTGAGCGATTTCGTCGGACTGCTGATCGAGATTGGCTTGAAGCTGATCAAGTTGGGCGAGCCGAGCCACGAGCGAATCAGCCTGCTCCTGCTGCCCCGCCTGCCGGGCCGCGACAATCGCCGCCTCAACGCGGGCAATCTCAGCTTGCACGGCGTTGATGTCCTGCTCGATCCGTGGCAGTTCGTTGGCCTTCTCCAGAAGCCCATCGACACGCCGCGTGATAGCCTCGGTTTCGGCGGCAGCGTCTTTAAGCGTTTGGATCTGTGCCCGGAATGCGGCGTCGGCTTTTTCTGCCTCGCGGCGGAATGCGGTCTCGTTCAGGATGCCACGGTCAAACTGATCCTGAAGCTGTGCGATCGCCTCCTGATACTGAGCAGCGGCATCGAATCCAGACTCGCCAAATTGCAGTGACAGGTCGATAGCGTCGGAGAGCTTCGCCCGTACGTTGTCGATCGCCTTGGCGTTGGCGTCTGCGAGTGCCGTCTCTTCCTTGGCAAGTTCATCGGCAAGGCGAGTCACTTCGTCCGCCGTGCCTTGTGCAGCTGCTTGGGTGCCTCCGAGTTTTTCAGTTGCCGCGTCTGAAGCGAACGCCCACTCCAGCAGCTTTCCGGCAGCAAGCCCGACAACAACCGGAATAGCACCTATGCCGGTCGAAAGAAGAGCGCCTCGGATGGCAACGCCGAGAGCAGCTGTCGACACAGACGCCGTTGCTGCGGACGTTGAAAAAGTGATAACCGCCCGCGATGCCGCCGTGAAGAAGTTGGCGAGATTGCCAATCGCGCCAATGATGATCTGCCGGTTGATAAACGCCAGTCCGGCACCGATCGCTGGCAACAGGCTCCCGCCCAGCGGTTCGAGAATCGTGGCAAGACCATCGAACGCCAGCACGAACAGACGCCCGACGCCTTCCGCGACAACGCCGACAGCCTGGAAGGCTCGCCCAAGCGTGTCGAGTTCTGGACCGAGAATCTGCCCAAGTGCTTCCGTGATCTCTGCGGCGATGCCTATCAAAGTCGAGAAGACGTTGGCAACGGAATCGACAATGCCGATAAACGGCAGCAGAACCTCCTGGCCCAACGCCCGCACCGCCACGCTGACGCCATCAAACGACGCGCCGAGTCCGTCGATCCTTTGCCTATCGACCTGGCTGAGCGTGGAGCCAAACCGTTCAACGTCGTTTGCGGCACCCTCAAGGTTGTTGAAGAACGGCAGAAGCTGCGCCCCACTGCGACCAAACAACTCGACCGCCGCAGCCGTCCGCTTAGCCGGGTCTTCGATCGCGGCAATCTGCCGACCAATCAGTTCAATCTGCTCTTCCTGCGACAACTGATTCAACTGATCGACCGAGATGCCAAGTCCAGACAGGGCACGCTGTGCTGCCTTACTCTCTTCGCCAGCCCCCACCAGCGTCCGTTGCAGTCGCGTGAACGAACCTTGCAGGGACTCTACAGAGACGCCGCTGCGGTTGGCGGCTTCCTCAAGAACCTGCACGAACTCAAACGACACGCCAAGTTGATCAGCAAGATTGCCAAGCCTTTCGACGCGGTCCTCAAGCGACAGCAGCCCGCTGGTGATGCCAGCTGCCGCAGCCCCGACGCCAGCAATGCCAGCCGCAGCGATCGTCGCCGGGTTCGCCAGCGCAGTGAATGACGCCGCGACGTTGCTAATACCGCTAGTGAATCCCCCAGCGAAGACGCGATTCAGCCCCTCGGCGGCACTGGACAGTCCCGACAGCCGACCTGCGATGTTTCCGATCGGGCCTGGCAGGATCGAGAACACGCCAGAGAGTTCATTGAACTTCAGCGTGTTGTCCGCAACGCTCTCGACTGCCGTATCAAGCCCGCGAGCAGCACGCTCGGCATCGGTGAGTGACCGGCCAGCCCTTGCCACGGCACGATCGAATGTCTCCTGGCTGATCCGGCACGCCTCAAGGTGCCCGCGAAGTTTGACCACCTCTTGGTCATACCGTTCCAGCGGCGATCGGTTTGCCTCAATGATTCGCCCGGCACGCCCGTACTCCTCGGCAGACGCGGCAACCTCTTCCTGCAACGCCTCAAACGCACGTGTGTACTCTCGCGGATCGAGTCCTTCGCCTAACTGCCGCGACAACTCTGCGAAGCGTGCGTTGAACTGCTCCTGGGCTTGCGCTGCCGCTTCGCTCTGCTCGGCCAGCGGATCAAAAACGCTGGTCGTTTTGGCGATTGCCTTCTCAAGAGACTGAAACGCCCGCTCGGCAGGCGTGAGCGACTGCTGAACGCTGGAAGCGTCCGCAGAAATCTTCATCGCCAAACTGAGCACGTTTGCCACTACTGCACTCCCAACTCTCGACGCAACTGCTCAATCACGGCAATCACCTGATCCTGATGCTGCGGCGGCTTCTCCAGCGGAATGAAGTCTTCGCTTTTCGGGGCCTTGCCCTTTGGACAGTAGGGAGCCAGCACGCTCGATGCCAGCAAGCCCGTCTGCCGCCACGGGTCAGGCAACGCCTCGTAGTACTTCGTGTATGCGATCCACTCCGTCAGTTCCTGCGAGTCCATCCGTTCCGACAGTTCCCGCACCGTCATTTTCAAGTGACCCGCCAGACGAAATAGGAAACGTCTCGTCGGGCGGAGATTCAGTTTTTTGCCAGTTCGTCCACGTCCGATTCAGTCATGTTGTTGTGGGCCAACGCTTTGTCGAAGAGTTTGCCCATGACGGCACCGCTCTTCGCCGACAGCGAGTCAATCTGGTCGCGCGTGAAGAGCAGTTTCCCCTCTTCGTCGCACAGCACTCGAGCCAGGTACTCGGCCCGGAAGTTCGCTACGCCGGTCTCCCGCTTGCCGATCCACAGCCGCTCGTACTCGTCACGCTCCCGCACGCTCATCACGCGGATGAACACGTCGCCACCCCACTCCTTGACCATGACCTTCAGGAGCCCGAGGTCATCTGCCGCCAAAATCTGGTCTGCCGTAAGTGCCATCTTTGCCTCGTTACACTGGGAATGAACCTGCACCGACCGTATCCATCACCCTAAACGAGAAGGCAAATTGCCAGACGTTGTTGAGTTCGCCCTTGACGCTGACGCCTTGGTAGACGCAGTCGCTTTCCCACAGTGTTTGCAGGGTGTTCGACTCGTCGCGGTACTGAATGTTCAGCACCTTCCGCTTGCCGTACTCTGCCATCGAGAGCGCAGAGTTCAGGTGAGACAGCACGGTGATCGTGCCGAGGTCTAGCGTCCACACGACGGATCGCCCGACAGGCAGTCCGCGTTGCAGGTCTAGTTCAACATCGACCGGCTCAGAGACGGTCGAGCCGCCCCAAGTGATCTGCACGCCCTGCACGCGAATTGCCATGACGGGCCTCCGTCACAGCAACTAGACGCGGGCGATGCGGATCGTCGCCTGGCCCCGGATCGCGTCATTCGTGGCGAGCGTCAGCGTCGAAGACTGCACGGTGCCGGCCACGGCATTGAGCAGCGTCGTGCCGCCCGTCGTGAGGCTGATGCTGCCCGTCGAAGCATCGGCGATGATCGTCTTGCCGAGGTAGTCGAACTGAACGCTCCGCCCGGTGTCGCCGGTCGCCCCAGCCAGCGGGCGAGACATGGTCAGCACGCTGTTGCCAGCGGTCAGGCCGAGATGCGACACGTCGATGTTGTCATCGGCAGCCGGGTTCTCGTTGGTGATCACGATGTTCGTGACGGTGTAGGTCGTGCCCGCCCACGTCAGAACTGTTCCGGTCGAATCATGCGGAGTTGCGGCCAAGGTTTAGGTCTCCTGCCAGCGGATTGAGTATGTTTGCGTGACGACGTACACGGGAGGGAGGTCACCGCCCGCCAACTGAACGAAGCCGTCTGCCTCGTTGTCGAGCGAGACGTTCTTCACTTCCGTATTTTCGACGGTTGCCCCGTACCCATCCAGAACCACGCGCACCATGTCCGCCAGTTCTCTGACAGCCGCGTACGTCGTGTCATAGAGTTCGACCGCCAGGCTCACGGTAGCCATCCCCATCGGGCCGCCGAGCGTCTGCTCGCGGGCCACCGCCACCCGACGCCACGCGATAAACGGCAACTCGGCAGTCGCCGGGGCGAGAACAGGGTAGATCCGCTGCCCCACCTCGGCAGCCACCGAGGCGTCGTTTTCCAACGCCGAAACCAGCACCGCTTCCGGGCTTTTGAAGGCCATGACTACTCCTCCGTGATCGAGCCGGATTCGTTGAACGTGAGCGTCTGGAGAACCCGCTCGTAGCTCGCCGACAGTTCGCGGGTGAGGATCTCGGCCACCTGCGACCGGGTCTGCTCCCACGCCGTCTTCACAGGCGGGATTCCGGCATCGCCGCCGACCGGCATCGGATCGATGACGATCGGATTTTTAGACTTCTGGAAAAATGCCCTTGGGTAGCCGGGCTGCGTCCGCACCTCGTTTCGATCGCCCTGCTTGACGAACTGGAAAGGGCCAAGCCGGTTGAAGCTCGACGCGATGTAGGCGTTCTGACCCGTCACCCAATGCACGGTGCCCTTGCCGCGAACCACTTCAGGCTGCCCTTTGCGGATTCTGATGAACGGCGTTGACGGGCTGCGCCGCTGGTATGGCTTGTTCGCAAACTTGGATACCTCTCGGCCCTTAGTTCCACGCTCGAGCCACCATTGATGAAAAGCCCGGTCCTTGCTCGCCTGTACCGAGCCGCCTGCCGCACTCGTAGAGTCAGCCCGCCCGGTCCGGCGATAGCCGACCAGTGCAACCGCGCCTCCGTCCTTGGTGTACGTCTTCACCTTGGACGTTGCAGCACGCTTCAGGTTGCCAGTAGGACCGACCGGCGTGAGTTGACGCAGCCTCTCTAGGGAAGGCTTGATCGCTTTGCGGAGAGCGTCACCGAGCAGCTGGGCCGACACCCTTTTGTTGCCGATGTTCTGGATACCCTCCCGCAGTCGCACAAGGTCGGGGAAGTCACCGCTGATCCGAATGCCAGCGACAGCCATCAGCGAGCCTCCTGGCAGATCGCCTCATGCTCGGATCGGTTGTTGTGTTCGAGCAGGCTGACGATCTCGAGCGTCCGCCCCCGCCACGAGAAACGCATCTGATTGGTCAGCGTCGGCAGGTATCGCATGCGCACTCGGTGGCTAACCTCAGTCTGCTGCTGCCCTGACAGAAGCACCTCTCTGGCCGACAGTCCCTGCACGCTAGCCCATACGGCAGTCGAGTCAGACCACGAGAATGTGGTTTCGCCGAGGGCATTGCGGCTGCCGCTGGCGACTTGGACCGTCACACGCTCGCGGAGTTCGCCGGGTCGGATCATTCCCCTACGGTAGACGGCAGGGGCGGGCTACTGGCAGTTTCGACGCTACCTGACGGCAGTAGGGTCATTCGGCGGGCGATGCCAGCGATTTGCCGCACCAGTAGCAAGCGTGGTTGCATGGTATCCACCCAGCCCGCAGGCCAGCACAGAATGACAGAAAGCACAGCGAGAGGATTGCAACCGTTGCCAGCACAGCATTATCTCGGATGCTCATTGCATCACCTAAGGTGAGTATGGTATTTCGCAATTATTGCCCGACACGCAATCTGCAAGAAATACCGTACCCAGTTCCTTACGCCAGCAACTCTATCAACTCATGCGGCAACTGATCGCGGATCGCCTCAAGTTCCTGCCGGGCCTCCGCGCCCAGTTCGCCGTATTTGAGCCTCGCCCGAATCGTCTCGTCGATCTTCTCCAGAGCGATCAGAGCCTCACGGCCCGCCAGGGCGTAGCGATGTTCCCTCTCATCGTCGGCGTCGGCCAGATCGTAGCGCAGGATCGCGATTGCCATGCCTCACTCGCCTTCTGTAGCGTCTTCTGCCGACATCCATGCGGCAGAACCTCGCCGCGTCATCGTTTTTGCCGTGTGCCAGCGCGTTGGCTGCGTGTTATGCCGCATCCGCCGGGTTTCTGCGGAACGGCAGAAACAATGGTTCTCAGCCTAGTCGCTCCAGTAGTTCGCGCAGCGTAGCCGCCTCTTGTGCATCGCGGCTGCCATCGCCTAGCGCAGCCTCCGCGTCCAGCGTTGCAATCGCCCACTGGATCGCATAACGCTCGGCGTCGGTGAGCGTGAACGGCGTGAGGGTGCAGTAGCGGGTCACGTTGCCGGTGATGTAGGGGCAGGGTTGTTCGTCCATAGTTTCCGCCTGTAGTGTCAGTCGCTTAACGCCGCGATCTTGGTGTCCAGTTCCCGCAGCCGCTTCAAGTGCGTGGCGTCCAGCCACTCTTGTAGCCGCACCCTCTCGGCCAACGCCTCCTCAAGTTTCGCTTCGCGGTAATGGTGCGAGCATAGATCACGCTCGCTGCCGATGTCTCGCTTTGCGTCGGCGGCTGGCATCTTCAGCCCGCACACATCGCACGTAACGCTTGCCGTTGCCATGAGCCGACTCCTTTCGGCCCACATTGTACGCCCGTCCACAAACTCACGCCATCGTCGTTCCACGGTGGCGTGGCATTACCTTGCTGGAGTAGCGTCACTCGGCAGGCGGCGCGATCACGCCCGCTTCGATGCCCTTCTTGGCAACGTATGCCATGAGCCTCGTCACCACCGCCGCCAGGTCAGGATCGCTCTCGGCCCCGGCAAGCAGGCTGTCGACCTGAAGCCACTCGCCAGCCTCGGGAGCGAACTCGCCCGTGCCGTCTTCCAGCGTGCGGAACTTGCGGAGCCGCACGCGGGCGCTGAAGTCGCCGTTGAGTTCGCCAGAGATGACCACCTCTTCAATAAAGACTGACGGGTAGGTGGCGTTGATCACCGTGGGGTTAGCGGCTGCGAGAGTAGGGACTGCCATGATTGCTCCTAGTGTAGATCGACCCAAGAGGTTCCGTTGTAGACGCGGAGTTTGTTGTTTGCGGAGTTGTAATAAACGTCGCCTGTTTCGCCTGTTGCTGGGTCGGCAGCGAGTGGCACAAACCGCACAGCGCCTGTCGCCTTGATTACCATCCGGCTCGTCGCGCCATGATCCGCAAAGTCGATGTATCCATTTTCCGGCCCGCGAAACTGCATATAGGCGGCGCGGGAGTTGATGTATCCATACCGCGTAGCGCCGTCGTTGCTGGTCATGTGGATGTCAGAGATGCCATCAGAAGCGCGTCCGCGAACCTGCAAGCCTCTGGCACCAGAGTCGGCAACAACCGTCAGCGGAAACGTGCCGGTCGTCGCTCCTACGAGTAGCCGCCCAGACGAGTCCACCCGCACCCGTTCCGTCCCTGCGGTCGATATCGCCACGGCATCGGCGGCGGGCCAGTAGATTCCACTGTCGCTCGTCCCCGTCCCGCTTACCAACGCCGGAGCTGCCGCGCTGCCTGCGGCGACGGTGATGACGCCTGCAACGTCTAGGGCGGATGCGGGTGATGTAGTGCCGATGCCGACTCGCCCTGTTCCAGTAATCCGCATACGCTCGGCCACATTTGTGCCGAACAAAATTCCGTTGCTGCCGGTTGTGCATATGCCAACCGGACGCGCCGCGCCATAAATTACAAAGCCACCAGCGCCTATGCCCATGAGTGATGACGCCGTGTAGGAATCACCGTACAGGAGATTTTCTGCCGCTATGGTTGTTCCGCTCGCGGCGAGCAACGACATTCGCGCGACGCTGGTGCCGTCAGGAGGCTGCAATACGCGAAGGCCGCTATCAATGCGGAGGCGATCATCTCCAGCCGTCTGGACGCTCACGGCATTATCCGCAGAAAAACGAATGGATGTGTCAGAGTCCCCAGCGTGAACGATCTTATCAGGTATCGTCACGTCGCCCGTGAACGTCGGACTCGCCGCCGGTGCCGCGTCCGTGATCCCGTAGCCTGACAGCGTGGTCGGCGTCGATGTGATCGTTGACCATGCCTGCGTATGCGATGCAGCAGCGTAATCCGCGAATACAAACGACTGGATAGTGTTGGAGCCGTCCTTGAAAAACAGTTTCTTGTCGGCGTAGTTCAGCGCCAACTCGCCATGCTCAAGCGACGATGGCGTGGCAGATGCGGTTCCTGATCGCTTGACCTTCACGGTGTTTGCCATCAGCCGTCCTCCCTGCGTTCAAGCCAATAGTCCATCGCTCGAGCTGCACCGACAGACCACTTCAGCAATCCGTCATCACGGCGGTACACAGGCACTTCGCCATCCACCATCGGCGGAAAAAACTCTTCGCGGGTGACATACTTCCGATCGCCGCGATCGCCATGCCACAGGTGCTTGACCTTTACGCCTGGCGGATAGCCAATACGAAAACGCTGAGCCAAAGCGTTCTCGCGGTACTTCGCAAACGACTGGCATCCGACGTTTAGTCGCCCTAGTTTCTGCTGGCTGTCCAAAAGGCTTTCCATCTCTGGATGATCCGACAACGCGAACGCGAACGCAGCGTCACCGCCACCGCCCCTGACGTTCAGGTCGTAGATTCCGCCAAGCCGGTCGTATGCGTCTCTGGTCATCGCCCACGAGAACCCTACGTGGCAGCGGTGCAGGTGCGGCGCTCTGCCATCAACCATGTCAGCCGCTGCGGATGGCCTGTCTTGAAAGATGTTGCCATGCCTGTCCAGCCAATAGCAGGTCTCAAACGGCTGGCAGATGTCGCACTTGTCCAACAGGCGATCGCACTTCCGCAGCCAATCACGACTCAGCCGCAGGTCGGCGTCGAGAAACACGAGCTTGTCGGCCTGCGGCACCAGCTGCACGCCGAGATTCCACAGGTTTTCCTTCAGGAACATCACGTCGGCGTCGGCGTATGTCCGATCGGCATAGACGCCCGCAGGAATCGGCTGCGACTGCTGGCCCGGTAGCGTGGCCTGCGTAATCGCAACCGTCGCGCCCTGGTCAACCAACAACTCGACCGTAGTGCGAAAGTGCTGCTTCGGCAGTTCGTACTCGCATGGCGAGAAAAACGACAGGATGACCGCGAGCATCAGGCACCTCGTCAGAAGGTGCCGCCGTCGATGGTCGCATTGTCGATCGTCGCCGACCATGTGCCGCTGGTGATGGTGCCAACGCTGGTCAGGCTTGAGGACGTGACGCCGCTGCCGAGTGTGTTGGATGACAGCACGCTGGTGCCGTTGATCTTGTATTCCTTGCCAGTGAGCAGGTTCAGATGCTCGCTGGAAGTCCAGGCGTCGGTGGCATCGACCCACTTCCACTCCTTGTCTGTCGTCCCTTTCAACGTCAAGCCGCCCCCGTCCGCCGTGGCATCGGACGGCGAGTACGTGCTGCCGAGTTCGATGTTCTTGTCATCGACCGTGACGGTCGTGCTGTTTACGCTCGTCACCGTGCCGTTGACCGTCAGATCGCCACCGACAGTAAGCGAACCTGACAGCGTGCCGCCCGTCAGCGGCAGATACGTACCAGACAGGCTGGGGATGTCGGCGGCGGTCAACGCCCGAAACGCTGGGGCACCGTTGCCACCAGACGCTGGAGCAGCGAATACGTAGTTCTGCGTCTGGCTGGCGAGCGTGGCACTCAGCGTGCCGCTCGATGTGACAGGCGAACCGCTGACCGTGAAAATGTCAGGAAGTGACAGTCCCACGCTCGTGACGGTGCCGCCAGCAAGCCCGGCGATTTCGTCCTGAACCCACGCCGTGGTCGCGACTCGCGTCGAGTCATCGTCAGCACTTGGCGTGGTCGCCGTAGCAGCACCCAGTGCCGTCGTGCCAGAGAACGTGACGCTGCCGCTAAAGGTGTAGGTGCCAGCAACTGTCTGCGTCAGGCCGCTCGACAGCCCGAGGTACGCGCCTTCGCCGCCGATCGCAATGACGCTGGTGGCAGATCCGCCAGCACCGCCAGTGCCAGTGCCGTAGTAGAGGATGTTCGACGCTTCGTTGAACGCGAGTTCAGCGTTCGCCAGCGTGCTGGGTGCGCCCGCGCCGCCAGCAGCTGCACGACGCTTGATTCTCAAAGTGTTTGCCATGATCGTCTCCTAGCTTCAAAAATTTCCGCCATCTGTAAGGTTTGCGTCAGCGTAGTTCCGCCATTTGCTCGATGAGTACCGCAGCACGTCGCCATCAGTCAGGCTGGACAGCAGCACGTCGGACGATCCGGCAATCGACGGCGAGCCAGCCGGTCCTGTCGGCCCCTGAGGCCCGACGCCACCGCTGGCACTCGCCGTCACTGGTGACGAGCCAACCGCCGCCGTCACCGACGAGCCGCTGACACTGGCAGTGATCCGGTTGCTGCTGACGCTCGCCACTATCATCCCACGACCTCCACCATGCCTTGCAGGGCGGTGCGCTTCACGTTGCCGGGCGCGTCCCACTCCAGACGCCAGCCGTAGGTGCCGACCGGAATCGCCGCCGTCTGCGTCTCGGTCAGTCCGAGAGACACGACGCCATTCGGACCATCGCTCACGCTGGTGGCAATCGTCTCTATAAGCTCGCCAGTGACCAGCGATGTGATTACCGCACTGACGGTGTAGCCGGTCATCGTTGTGGGCGAGAAGTCGATCGTCGTGCCGAGTTCGTCGCCACGGCGAAGCGACAGCCCAAGCGATCCTGGCAGTTGCGTGTAGGTACTCATCGGTACGATCCCCAGCGGCAGGAATCCAATAGCGACTTCACGCCAAACGGCACGTCGTTGCCGCCCATGTTGTCAGCGGCTAGTCGACGCTCGTACCAGTGCGCTGCCAGCATCAGGATCGCGTGCCGGATTTGTTGCGGCACACTGCGTCCATCTTCTCCGTAGCCGGCCCACCATGTGACTGACGCACTGTTGTTGTCTCGAAGGTGCGGACGCCAAGCGTAGCCGTAGAGCGTCGAGATCGTGCCGGGCGTCGAGTTGCGGTCCACCCGGTAGGCGAACGTGTCATAGACCGCCGTAGTGCCGTTCTCAAAGGTGAACGTGATCGTCGTGGCAGTCTTGTCGGCTGCCTGTGCCATCGGCGGGCGCGGCAACTCGATAGAGTCCAAGCTGCTATCCGGCAGCTTGTCGAGTCGCATCGTCCACTGGGTATGCACCAGTGTCCGATCTAGATACTCCTCGACCCAGCCACGAGCCGCCGCAATCAGCGACATGATGTAGGCGTTGTCATCGTCGCCATCGACTCGCAGGTGAGCCTTCGCCTCGGTCAGCGTGACTGGTTCAACGACAGGCTGCGTGGTGCGGGTGAGGCTGCGGTACTTCATGCCTTCCTTCGTCTCCGCTTCGGCGTGGCGTCTGCCGTCTCGACGATCGGTTCAATCGCCGCCGTCTCGATCAGACGCCGCTGAATGTCCTCAACCGCAAACTTCCGGGCGATCAGTTCCGCCGCCATGCCACCCGGCACATCGACAACCTGACCAGGACGGTACACACGCCACGGACGTACAAACTTCAGTTTCATGATTCAGGCAGTCTCCATGCAGTTTCGGGCGGTTTGTTTGTCTTCATGTAGTCGCCAACGAACTGGAAAACAGGCTTTCCGAGATCCTTGCCGGGCCACGTCACCACGTACTCGCCATGCCCGATTGACACTCTAGGCGTGATGTAGACCTTGTTTCCAGACTCGCGCCACGTGCGCCAAAAGCCGATATCAGAGTCCACCCGGCCTTCGCCGTAGCTGCCCTGTGCATCGGGCTTCTCCCAGAACCACGGCTTTTTCATTCGCTTGAGCGCCGCCGTGGACAGGATCGTGCAGCCGAAGTGCGCCGTGTCCACCTGCTGTACAGGCTCGGCGAACCACGACGTAGGCAGTGTGGTCTTGCCGTCTTCTGGCGGGTTGTCGAGCGTGTTCAGCAGCGTGAGCATTGGCCTGCCGTCTTCACGCTTCACCTGGAGCGGGGCCAGTGCATCGCACTGAAACGTCATCGCCATCGCAAACATCTGCTCGATGGATTCGCGGGAGACGAACGTGTCGAAGTCGAGCGTGATGATGTACTCACACTGATCTACAAACTGCTCGAGCATGCGTGTCAGGGTCTGTGACCAGAAGGCACCCTGCCCAAGCGTGGGGCGGATGCCGAGTGGCATCAATGCCTGTGCCCATCCGAAGAGGTTCGCCAGCGGCCCAAAGCGTGGCCCGGAGAGAATCGCCTCGGCACGGATCTCGACTTCTGTGCCACCGACCTTGACGATCATGCAACCTCCAAAAGCGAGAGCGGGCGGCCCCCTTGCGAGAGCCGCCCGCCCATGGTTGCAACTGTGTCAAGCCGATCAGGTGGCGTCAGCCGCACCGACCAGAGCGATCACCGGCCCGGCGACGGTGTCGCTGCCAAGCGTGTGGTGATTGATCGCAACGCGGGCTGTCGCCCGGATCACGGTCTGATCGCTCAGGAAGTTGACCTGATCGCTGCTCGCCAGTTCGATACCGGCACGGCTGCCGTAGATCGACGAGTTCATCAGGTTGGCGTAGAGACACATCACCGCACCGCTGGAGTCCGCACCGGACGGCAGCTGGTCGGTCAGCACGACCTCGGAGCCGAGGAACGAGAGACCCATGCCGCCCGTCATGCCAGCAGACCCGCCTTGATTCAGGTCGAGGTTCTGCATGCAGGTGGCGAAGAAGTACGGCGAGCAGTACCACTTGGCACCCTGACGGCTGTGCTGCGGCATCTTGGCGATCATCTTCAGCATGTTGGCCTTGGTGACCTCTTCGGGAGTGTCACCGGCAGCCGTCACGAGCGAAGCCGCGTAGGTGGCAGCCGACCCGGCGAGGATGCCGCCCGTGTAGGTGGTCACGAGACCAGCTACAGCAGGGGCGTTCGACGGGTTGCCGTTCCACGCAGCGGTCTCGACCGCGTTGCTAAGAGTCAAAGCCAACTCCGCAGCAAGCCAGTCGCTGACGCTCACGATCGAGTCGGCCAGCAGTTCGCTGGCGATCACGACCGCACCCGTCACCTTCTTGGCCGTGCAGGTCACCTGCGTGCTGGTGGGGTCGCTGGCCGTGATCGCGGTGTTCTCCGCGATCCAGTAGGCCGTGGCGCCCGCCGTCCGCTTGGGGAACAGCACAACGTCCGAAGGCATCTGCACTGCCATCGCGTTGTTGGCGAAGGCTGAGTACTGATCGACGAGACGCAGCACCGTGCTGGACAGGATGTCGGGCACGAACGCTGAGCCGGTCGTGGAGCCAGTGGAACCCTGGGCACGAGCCTCGACGCCGTGGTCATGGCACCAACGCTTGGCGTCGGCGTCACCCATCCGGCCACGCAGCCACATGCCGACCTTGTAGGCGTCCTCGACCTTGGAGAAGGCCCGGAGCCGACCGCTGAACGGCACCGCCTCGACGCGGACAGCCTGACGCTCCTCGGTCACTTCGGCGGCAGGGGCACACCGATCGACCACCGCACGCAGGCTCTTGGCCGACTCGACAACCTTCTTCTCGAACTCGATCTTGGCGGCAATCTCGCCGGCCCGCTTGTTCATGTCTTCAAGGTCGAGATCACGCTGAGCGATCACGTCCTTGTCTTCCGACTCGATCGCACGCACGGCGTCGATCCGGTTCGCAAGTTCGACGGCCTCGTCCTGAAGTTTCTTGAGCTTGTCCACGTGGAATATCTCCGCAGGCGGTATTGCCTTGGAGTCCACGATGCCTTCAGCGGGCATCCCTCTTGCAGTAACGCACTTCAGAAAGTGTTGTTTTCACAAACACGACGCCACGGGCACCGCACCTTGGGCACCTGACGTACCGCTGCCGCTCGTCACCGCAGGCGCGGCTCGACCGGGTACGCAGACGCTCGCCACATTGGCAACGCGGTTCAGCCATTCCGCAGCCTCAGAGACCATGCAGCAGCTGCGTCACGCACGAGCGAACGCATAGCCTTTTTCACTTCCGGCTCGGCGTTGTGGTCGGCGTCCACCGCAGCCGCCTGTGCCGCCAGCCACGCTTCATACGAACGCTGGGCCACCACCGCAGACGTGGCGCTGCCATACGCTGGCACGTTCACCGGCCCAACCTCGTACAGCCCGGACGCCTCGACGATTTCGCGGATCGCCTTGCCGCCTTCGTCCGTGGTGAACCTCTCGCCCTTCTGGCTAACGGTGAACGCAAACGAACTGCCACGCAGATTCCGAGACCGCACGAGAGCAAGCACGTCACGACCGGCAGACGTGTCTGGCGGTTCCACGACGTACGAGATACCGCGATCGTCGGCGATGATCTCAAGCGTGCCAGCCGATTCCCGGCCCAGCAGCATGTCGCTGTTGTGGTTGTAGTACGAAAGGATCTCGCCTTTACCACGCTGGCGGTTCAGCACCTTGTCAAAGGCCCCCGGCAGAATTCGCTCCCGAAAGCCGCCGAGATCAAGCGACAGCCGATTGTACGGCACCGCCAGCCCACGGATCGCCTCGCGACCGCTGGCACGAGTCTCGATCTGAAGCTCGCATTCAGGGGCTTCGTCTACGGTCAGGCAACGGCGTTCAAGTTCCATCTGTGCTGTCCTCCTGTTCGTCCTCGGCGTCATCCGCCGGGCTGTTTTCTTCCTCGGCTGGCGGCTGGGGCATCGGCTCCGTCGCCGGTGCCTCTTCGCCTACCTTGTCGAGCGTGGTCATATTGAGTTGCACGAAGTGCTGGTCACCTTCCGGCCCGATCGGGTTCAGGTTCTCAAGCTCGCGGATCTCGTTGATCGTCATCCAGCCGTTCTGGAGTGCCGACACGTAGTACGCCGACCGGCTCGCGTGGTCGCCGCGCAGCAATCCGCTGACGCTGTGTTCCGCAAAGTACCGCTCATCGTCCACGATCAGGTCACGGCTGATGGCGGCTTCCCATCGCTTCAGGTGCGGCAGCAGGCAGTGCTGCACGAACTCCGTGCCCTGCACCTCGATGTTGCTGTAGGTGGATCGCGTCAGGTCTTGGATCATGTGCGGAGGCACACGGAACGCCCGACAGATCTCAATGACCTGATACTGCCGAGTTTCAAGGAACTGCGCCGCCTCATTGCTGCCGCTGAGTTCGTGGGCTTTTACGCCGTTGGGCAGCACCGCTGTGCGGAACGCCCGATCGGGTCCACGGTGCATGCGCTCCCACTGCTCGCGGAGACGCTCGGCGGCTTCCACCGGGATCGGGTTGTCAGACTCAAGGACAATGCCCGGCCTAGCTCCATTCCCGAAGTACGTTGACCCGTGTGCCTCAAGCGCCTGCGCCAGCCCGATGGCATTTCTGAAAAGCTGATACGTCGGCACCGGCTTCACGCCGTCCTCGGTCGTGAACCGCAGGGCGAAGATCTGCTCTTGGGCGTAGACCGTCTGGCGTCCGTTCGGCTCGCGGTACAGATACCGCAGCCTGCCGTCCTCGAGCCTCTCCACGTCCATTCGGCTACTGTGCAGCGGCCACAGTTCCGACACGGCACCACGGGCACCCGGGCGAATCTCGGCGTAGCTCGCGCCGTAGTGCAGGTACATGCCCGTCATCCAATCGCGGAACTCCTGCGCCGTCTGCCACGGATTCGGCTGCATGTGCAGCAGCCGATAGACTGGATGCTGCGGTGCCTTCTGCTTGCCGCCGTTCGCCATCCGCTCAAAGACGTGCAGCGGCAACGCCGAGACCGCGTCCGAGATCACACGGATGCACGCCGTGTACGCTGAGCAGGCCATGCTGTTGTCAGCGTTGACACGGATGCCGCTGGGTGTACGGGTGCTGGACACATCGGACCACTCGATGCCACGCAGGTCGTACATGCGATAGTCGGCAAGTGCGTTGTCACTCATAGCGTGATGATGTCCCACGATTGATCAGGCGGTGCTGCCGTCGCTGTGGCGTGAAGCCCAAGACCCATGACCAGCGACACAATGCCGTCGATGCGTTCGGTTGATTTCGCCTTGCTCGGTTTGATGTTGCCCTGATGGTCGCTCTGCACCGCCACGTTCGCAGCCATCCACGACAGCACCGGATGTCCTGCGTGCCGGATCTTTTCCGACAGCACAAGGTTTTCGAGTTGCTTCGCAGGGCTCGACATTGAGCCGTAGCCCTGCCCGAATCCTGTCACATTGATGCCATCTCCTTGCAGTTGCGTGGCGAGTTGCGTGGCGTTCCAACGGTCAATGCCAAGCTGCCGAATGTTGTATTTCTGCGACAGTTCGACGATGTCTCGCCGGATCACGTCGTAGTCGGTGCAGTTGCCATCCGTGACCCGGATGTACCCGTCGCGTATCCACCCGATGTAGTCCACCTTGTCACGCTGCGTCCGCTCGGCGGCGTTCTGTTCTGGCACCCAAAAGAACGGCATCACGTCAAAGGTGCCGTCATCGTCCTGGCTGACCAGCACCAGCGCCGACAGGTCCGTAGTGCTTGCCAAGTCCAGACCGGCATACCACTCCCGCTTCTCCAGATCGTCACGCAACGGCCCGCCACACTTGGCCCACGCATCAGGCGAAAGCCACCGCACGTCCTGCGTAGTCCAGACGTTGAGCCGGTAGCGCAGAAACGAGTTCAGCTTCGACGGCGACTGATCGGCTTCGCGGGCATCAGCGGCAAACGACTCCACCGTGATCGTTTCGCCGAGCGACGGGTTCGCCTTGTGCCACGTTTTCTCGTCCTTCCAATCGTCCTCGGGTGACGCCGCATAGATGCACCCGAAGAAGGCCGGGTCTACTGACGGGTCTGCAATGCACCGCTCGGCGTAGGCGTGCTGTTCCCAGCAGATGCTCTTGCGGTCATACCCTGCCGTAGTGATTGACAGCAGCAAGGGCTGTCGCCTCGCCGCACCGCCATACCGCAGGGCATCCCACAGCCGCCGGTCTCGCTGGGCGTGCAGCTCGTCGAAGAGCAGAGCGTGGATATTCAGTCCTTCGGCCCGGAACGCATCGGCACTCAGCACCCGATAGAACGAGTTACTCGCCTTGTGGACGATGGTCTTCCGGCTGTCGATCACCTCAAGATGCCGCGACAATGCAGGCGAAGCCCGCACCATACTTGCCGCCTCGCGGTAGATGATGCCTGCCTGCTCGCGGTCGCAAGCCGCACCGTACACCTCGGCACCAGGCTCCGAGTCGAATGCCGTCATGTACAGGGCGATACCGGCAAGCGTGGTTGACTTGCCCTGCTTCTTGGGAAGCTCGATGTACCCAACGCGATGCTGCCGCGTGCCGTCCGGGTTCAGCCTGCCGAAGAGTTCACGCAAGACGTGGTGCTGCCACGGCAACAGGATGAACGGCTTGCCAGCGTTCTGGCCCTTGCTGTGTCGCAAGATCTTCTCGAAGAAGTGAACGACACGCTCGTACTTCTTCTGCCCTTCCGGGCAGAGATCACGCGCCGTGGAGCTTGAAGAAGTCTTCGACTTCGTCGGTTGGCTTCTCTTCCTTGCCACCAAGTCTCACCCTGCTTGAAGGCGTCAGCCCAAACTCAGCCATTAGCGAAGCCTGGAGGCTCACTAATCCGCGATATAGCGGGCCTGCGGGGTTGGGTTTCACGCCACCCAAGTCGGTGTGCATCACCGGACCACTGGACCGCAACTCCAAAAGACACGCCTGCGTAGCAGCGTACACCTCGCACAAAGTCGCCAACGCCTCGCCATCGGCCATCGTCAGCGTGCCGAGATCGAGCAAGATCGGCACGAGTTCCTGCCACTTCTCCACCGCGACCGGCTCGACCATCAACCGCTTCGGCATCAGCGGCGCGCCGGGCGGCGCTGGCAGGTCGGGCCTGATCTTCCGCTTGCCGGGGTTGCCGAGCAGCTTCTTGACGCTCGCCGGTTGGGGCTTGGGTCCACGTTTTGCCATGCGAAAAACCTATTTCAAACCTGCGGCCGCGCACGCGCGATGGAAACTGTTGGTTTTACTCGTTGCCACCCCCGATGATCCGACCCACCCCACAATCGACGCACTTTGCCGCGCTCTCCCTGCGTGTCTTCCTGCTGTGGCACCTGATGCACAGCGTCTGTCCATTCGCCACGTCATACCGTTCGCCACCCGCTGCGACAGGCACGATGTGGTCAGCATGGTTGGCCTGGTCGATGCGTCCGCACTGCACACAGGCCCACGAGTCACGAGTCAGCACAGCCTGCCGCCACTTCCTGTGTCGCTTGTCGCAGTAGCCACGCTGGGCAGCGTTAGGCCGGTTGGTGTCATCACGCCTAATGGATGACCTCAACCTGATCGGTCTGTGCGTTGGGATGCGTTGTGGCATCAGTTCTGTGGCTTGTCCTCTGGTGTTACCACGCTCGATGTATACACACGCTCGCCAGTGCGTGGCTGGAGTGCATACAGCAGCCGCGTCTGCTCGCTGATGGCTGTAGAGATCTCCTTCTGTGTCTCGGCCACATCACGCAGGAACTCCCTGTGAGCTTCAACCATTGGAAGGATGATGTCCTGCCTGCCGACGTACAGCAGGGCAATGGCGAGCATGGTGACAAACCCATAGTCACGCAGGATTCCCAACGCCGTGTCCTTCACTTGGTCAGTCATCGTGTTAGCTCGTACTGGAGTGCGATGAGAATTGCCCGATTGGCCCGACGCTCCAACCACCATTTCAGCATCCATTGCACTATCCCTGTGACCAAGGCTTGCAGAAGCAGGTTCCAGACGACGCCGTATGACACGCCGTCAACATTCGTGCATAGGTGATGCAGACGCTTGACCGATCGCTCGACTTCTTTGGCGACTACCTCACGTTCGGTGTCGCTCGTGGCGTGAGTCATGTACTCAACGGGCCATGATTCGACGGCGAGTTGCACGAGGTCGTTGATCGTGTCGCGGCCCGCGATCCGCTTGCGTATTGGCAGGTCGTGCCATATCTGGGATTGCAACTCGTGGAGCGTCATCGAGGAAGGCACCTCCCGTCTGGGCAGTCGGGCTGCAGAACGACGCTTTTGAGTTTCTTCCCGGTGCCCTTGCACTCAGGGCATTGGATCTTGACCCTGCCGTCGCCGATGATGCCAGTCCCGGCACAGTTGTCGCACTGGTCTGACTTCGGTGGCGTTGGCGTTGGTGCGATCTGGCTGCGGATCTTCAGGACCGCATACCCAGCCTCACACGCGAGATCGGCATAGATGCCGTTGTAATCAGCCGATGGCTGGCAGCCTGCACACAGCAGGATCAGAAGGCACATAAGTCTCACAGCTGGCCTCCAGTCCAATCAGGCATCTTGGATGCCTTGAACCCCGTGAAGCCTGCGTAAGCGTAGGAGTCCTTGCCGGAAAGCATCTTGTCGCACGTGTCGGCATCCACCCAGAACGAGCAAACCTTGACCTCGTCAGGGATGTTCTGCGGGAAGTGCTTGCCGACCGTATTCGATCGCCCCCATGAGTTGCAGCACAGCAGGCCCGGACGCTTGCCCCAACGCAGACCGGCAAACGTCATGCAGTGCCACCACACGCCGCCCGGCTTGCAAAAGCCATCCTCGTCACGGCTCATCGAAAAGCCTTGACCGCTGCACACGACCACCGGGTATCCGTTGCTGATCGCCTTGGCGGCTTCCATGAACGACGTGACCAATGTGGTCTCGGTGCATACCCGCTGCTTGGCAAACTGCTCGAGCGAGTCTGGCACGCCGCTGCGGCCCCACTCACGCTCCCGGCTTGATGAATGCGAGTCGAAACGCTGCCCGACGTAGTCCTGGCCGTAGTGCAAGCAGCCAAAGTCGCGGACGCTCTTGGCAGCGTGAAAGCCTGTCGATCCGTCGCCGCCTGTGTTTACACGCTGGCCGCGAGCCTCTACCCGGCTGAATCCGTAGATGCTGGCTTCAATCGTCCTGCCGCCCCACTGCTCTGGCTCTTTCCGCCAGTGAATGTCGCAGGCTGCGAGCAGGTCGATGCCGAGAGCCGATCCCCAGCCGACACATGAGCCTACGGAACCTTGGCTACCGCGCTTCCATGACGGCATGCACCGCAGAAGCGACTGGTAGAGAAACACATCGGTCTTCTCGTCGGTCTTGAGATCAGGACCGGCGCTGGCGATCGTCGGGTGCGGCAGAGACGAAACGAACGCCTCGGCACCTGCCGGGTCTGGATCGTAGCCAAAGGCGTGAGGCTCCATGTCAGCCCTTTCCGATGCCAGCCCATGCAATCGCCCGGCACACCTCGACGTAGGCTTTTCGCGTGTCCTCGTCCACCGGCTTCACCTCAAGACTCAGCACGCTTTCCATTGCCTTCTCAACGCCGTCGCGAAGCCCTTGGTAGCCGCCCGGCTTGTTCTCGCCGATCCGACGCCAGCCGATGTCGAGAGCAAGAATCGTGAACGCCCGCAGGCTGCGGGTGTCGGTAAAGACCACCTCGGTCGCGACGGCGTCACCGGCCACGACCACGGCAGCCTTCTCCCACAGTTGCTGCCACAGCAGCTTGTCCCCAATCGGGGCGGCTTTCAGTGCGTCGGCGATCGGCGTCACAAGGCGTTGCATCTCGTCACTCGGCGTAACACGGTCTAGCGTTGGCAGCGTCGGAAGTTGTGGCACGCCACCGAATGCGACGAGCGCAAGCACGACCGCCGCGATGATTCGTGCGTAGGTCATTTCTTCGCCTTGGGTTGGTTGCCCAACATCACGTCGAGCAGCTGCTGACACAGTGCCACGCCGTCCACCAGGCCCGCAGAACGCAGCTTGTTGGCAAGTTCGAGTACCGTACGCATTTCTGCGATGCCGACTCCGGTGGCTTCGGGGGCGGCTTCTGGTCGGCTCTCTCGGAGCCAGGCGGCTGCTTTGCGGTATCCAGCCATGATTGCTGGCGCAGCAATGAGAGCCACAGCCGCCAACCCGGCAACAAGTCGAATCGCATCGGTCATCGCTTGAGCGCCTCCACTTGCAGCAAGCACCAACGGACCAATGCCTCGCCTTCGGGTGTCCGCAGGACCGCTGCAACGTGCCGCACAAGCTCGTCATCGGCGCTGGCGTTGGTCTTGCTGGCGAGCCATTCGCAAGCGTCGGCGATGATCAGTCCACGCTTGAACGGATCTGACTCCTGCGTGAACCGCTGCCCGTATCCGATCAGCGGTGCAAACGAATTGAGCAGGGCGATCTTCTGCCAGATGGACAGCGAATCGCCGTACTGCTGGGCTTCGCTGGCGGTCATCTCAAAACTCATGCGGCACCTCCGTCCTTTGAGTCTGCCGCAGAAT